CGTCACAGACTACAAGGGACTTTCTATCGACTGGACACCGCTCAACCGGGCGGGCATGCCTACGAGCGTTGCGGCGATCTCGGGCGAGATTGACAGCGTTATGCCGGCGGCGAGCACGCAGGCAGACGAAAGCCATGAACAGCTACGAGCGGCCTTGCGCGACGCGGCAGCCGAAAAGCTCGGAACGGGCGCGGGCGATTACGTCAGCGTTGATTCCGTGTACGACGGCTATTGCATCGCGTACAAGGACACGCAGGGCGGCGGCACGCGCTACTACAAGATTTCCTACAGCCGCAACCCCGACAAAGGCAGCCTGCTTCTCGGCGAGCCGTCGGAGGTCAGGCGCAAGGAGATTTGGGAGCCCGTCGTTGCGGGCGAGATTCAGAAAGGAGAGACACCGATGAAGAAGGAACTGAAAGACCTGCTCGACGCAGGCACGATTACGCAGGACGACCTCAAAGCCGCGTGCGGCGAAATGCAGACGCAGCCGAAAGTGACGGAGGCCGACGAAAAGAAGCAGGCCGACACCAACACGGCGAGCGCGTTTGAAAAGGCGTGCGGCGAAATGTTCGGCGGCAAGACCGGCGACGATCTCATGCAGGCCGTCAAGGGCGCGGCAGAGCTCGCGAAAAGCGCAAAGGCAAAGGACACGCAGGCACTCGTCGAAAAGGCCGTCAAATCGAAGGTCAGCGGCGAAATGGCGCAGAGCCTCGTGAAGAAGATGTTGCACGTCGAGGACGGCGCGACGGAGGAAGCGATCTGCGGCGAGATTGACAGCGTTCTCGCGGACGAAACGGTCAAGGCCGTTCTCGCGAACGCGCACCTCGATAACGTGCCGCCCGCGACGCAGGCAGAGCACACGCAGGAAAGCGGCTTTTTCGTGTCGTCCATGACGGCACTCTAAGACAGGAAGGAGACGAAGAACAATGGCATACATCGGCCAGCCGGTACCTAGTACCGTAATCAGCATTTCCCAGTTGAAGGTCAGCGACGGCAAGAGCGTTGAGGTGACTGTCCCGGCAGGGACGGGCGTCACGGCAGGCGACTTCTACGTGCTCGACGGCTTTTTCGGCGCGGTTCTCAAAACCATCAAGGCAGAGAACAACACCAACGGCGAGACGGTCGCGCTCCAGATTGAAAACTGCGAGTACATCAGCTCGCAGATTGACACGAAGCAGACTTTCGCAAAGGGCGCGGACTTGTATTTCGACACGTCGAAGAAGGTTCTCACCGATCAGAAAGTCGCGGGGTATCTCGTCGGCAAGGTGACGGTCGCGAAAGACGCGGCAAACACGATTCAGTTCATCCGTACCCCGGCGGTTGCGGTGACGGCATAAGGACGAAGGAGGAAAAGGAAAATGGATATCGTATCTCAGGAAACAATGCTCGACAAGAGGCGCAAGTACACCGGCACGACGAAAGTGCCTTTTGTTTTCGGCGGCAAGGTTGAGTACGCGGACAAGAAAATCGTCAACGGCGAAATGGAGACGCTCAAGTTCAGCAAGCCGCTCGGCGAAATGGTTACCTACGGCGGCTCGAACGTGTCGAAGGAACTTCTGCGCAAGGTCGTGCTCGACGTTGAGCTCGGCCGCGAGGAAGTACAGCCACTCTACAAGCCGATCTACGACACGATCTCGGACAGCAACTTGCCAGAGGTTCTTGATGCGAAATGGGCGCTGCGCGGCGCGTGCGTTTTCGCACAGTCTTTCGAGGGCTCGGAGGTTCATTTCGGCACGCTCGAAGCAGAGTACGGCCCCACGGCACGCATCAACACCTACACGGCAGGTTTCGAGTACACGAAGCAGATTCGCGATTTCAACCAGTCGTTTCAGGTCGAAATGCTCAACAAAGCGATGGGCGAGGCGTACAACGCACTTCTCAACGAATTGTACCTCGGCCCCATTCTTCAGGCGACGTACAAGGCCGACAACAAAACGGCGGTGCATAAGGCGGCAGACGGCGAGCCCGCTTTCGTCACGCTTTACAACACCATCAAGGACGGCCTGAAGCAGACGATTGTCAAGAAACGCCCGGCGACGGTCATGCTCGCGAGCAAGGCGAACCAGCTCGACATCGAGGCGGCACTTCGCGGCGGCTACACGTTCGGCGGAACGACGCTCCCGGCCATCACGGGCATTTCGACGATCATCTACTACGACGGCTGGACGCAGACGGTCGGCAAGAAAGCGACGACCTACGCAGGCGTTCCGGCGGACAAGATTTACCTTATCCGTCCGAAGCGCGGTTTCAAGGAGCTCGTCAAGCAGGATTTGCGCATCGAGGCGAACGCGGGCGACCTGTCGCGCCTCGTTGAACAGCAGATTGTCGGCTACGCTTACCGTGGCGTGTTCGCGGCCATCGACGAGAACGTGCAGGAAGTCTCTATCGCCTAAGGAGGCGCACGAATATGGTAGCTGTAACTGAGAGCACCGTCCGCAAGCTACGGAGATTCATTAACGAGACGATTCCCACCGGCGGCGAGGCTTCCGATACGGGATTCTCGGAGGAAGATATTTCCGACTTGCTAGAGGACGCGGACAACATTTACGCGGCGGCGGCGCAAGGGTGGAGGCTCAAGGCGGCTACCGCATCGAGCGGCGCGGGCGAGCTCACGAAGTACACCATCGGACAGGAAACATACGAGCGATCTTCCGGGAGCGACTTCTCGGAGTATTGCCTCGAAATGGCGAAAATGTACGATGAAATGGCGGCAAAGGCCGACCTCGGAGCAAGCAGCCGCGTCCTCTCGCTTAGGAGGCCTGACGTGGTATGAACGATTTCGCAAAGCTACGCAAGGCGGACGTCGCGTTCACGATCTCGCAAAACCCGACGGAGATTACCATCGAGCGGACGACGCGAGCGGCGAACGGCGGCGGGCGCAAGGTCGAAAAGAGCACGGCGGGGCCGTTCACGGTTCGCCTGTTTCAGCAGGGCGGCAGGCAGATTGCCGTGAACGTGTCGCAGAGCACGGCGGGCTCGCGAAACGACGCGCCTTTTTGGGCGTTCCTCGCGGACGCAGAGGCCGACATACAATGCAGCTCGTCCGTCACGGATGAGTTCGAGGCGTTCGGGCAGAGATTCCGCGTCACTTCTGCCATTCCACGCTACTGGCAGGGCGAGAGGACAAGCATAGACGGGACGTTGAAGGTGGTGAGCTAAGATGTTTTGCGACAAGGCGCGAGAGTACGTCACGCGAGGCAAGGCCGCGACGTGGCTACTTTGCGACAATGTAGCGAAAGGCATGGAGACTTACGCGAAAGAGCACGCGGCATGGAAAGACCGTACCGCGCACGCGAGGCAGAGCATCAACGGGCGAGCGACGCAGGCAGGGGACACCTGCAAAATGACGATCTCGCACGGCGTTCGCTACGGCAAATACCTTGAAAAAGGCACACCTCCCCACATCATCACCCCGAAAAGCCGCAAAGCCCTTTACTGGAACGGGGCGAGCCACCCAGTACGGCTGGTTCATCACCCCGGCACGAAGGGCTACCCTACCATTCTGCCAGCAGCAGAGCACGGCAAGGAGGAACTGAAGAAAGCCGTCCTTGCCTTGTGGGAAGGGGGAGCGTAAATGCGAGACATGATTCGCGCGGCGCTCATAGACGGCGTTCCAGAGGTAGAGGGGCGCGTTTTCGAGCCGTTCGCGGCGGGGCCTGACACGGAAAAGCCGTACCTCATCGTCAAAGAGACGGCAGAGGACGACAATACCGAATGGGCAGGGTTCAGAGCCCGCGTCGAGGTTTGGCCTTATGTGGAGCAAGGCAGCATGATGGAGGCGGACGCGATCTCGAAAGAGGTTATAGCCGCGCTCGATATGCAGCCGCTCAAAGACGACGACGGCGACGTGCTGACGTGCATACACGACGGCACGGGCGAGGACATCACAGACGAAGAATGGGACGCGCTTACAAGGTGCGTCTTTTTCTATGCCCTCGCGATTCAACCGGCAGGGACACCGGGGCCGCTCGACAACGACCCTTGGATAGACGCGCTTGTTACATGGACGCAGGACAAGCTCGGAGAGGGATACAACGTCTACGGAGGCAGACTCCCGACAACGTATTCCCGCCCGTCCGTCTTGTGGAGGCTGGACAGCGCGACGATGGAGGACGCGGGGGCGCTCGCGTTCGACGTTAAGAAGCAGGTTGCCTGTCATGTGTTCGGCAGGAACGCAGTTGAGGAAGCGAATATTGCCGCTTTCATCGCAGAGTGGCTAGGAGCGACGGTAAAGATACCGCTTAAACCGTCTGAGCGCTCCTACATGACGCTTCAAACCATCAACGCGACACTTTATACGGACAGCATGAAGCAAGGGCATCTGCGGGCAATTTTGAGCCGTAGGACGCGGCGACCGCGAGAGGAAGTTCCACTCATGGGCAAGGCGGGCATCGACGGCACGATCTTGAAAGGAGACAGCACAAATGGCTGACGCAAAGACGACGACGGCGACGCAGAGCGCGGCACCGGCAGTCAAATACACGCTCGGCGAGCTCAAAGAGGCATCGCACGATCTTTTCGGCTACGGCCCCGAGGTCATCGACGGTGCTTTCTATGGCAAGGACGGCGATGCGAGCTACACCGTGAAGGAAGCACGCGACGCAGTCGAAGCATTTTTGAACAAGCCGGTAACGGCGAAGGAGGGCAAGTAACATGGCAGGCGGCGAATGGGAGATTACAGACCTCCCGAAACTTCCGGGACTTTACATGAATTTCAAGGCGGCGGCGCTCGCGACGGTCACGACCGGCGACAGAGGCACCGTCGTCGTCCCGTACAAAGCGCATTGGGGCAAGATTGGAGGCTTCACGGAGATTTACCGCGAGACGGATATCCTCAACACGTTTGGCGCGTTGGAGGACACCAACGGCAGCACGTTCTACAAAACGCTCCGTATGTGCTGCCTCGGCGGCGCGAAAAAGATTCTCGGCTACCGCCTGGCGAGCGACAAGGCGGCAAAGGCAACGCTCACACTCAACGATTCTACCGGCGCGGCAAAGGTCACGCTCACGGCGAAATACGAGGGCGAGCGCGGCAACAGCTTCAAGGTCACGATTGCCCCGTCGCTCACGGAGGAAGAAACGGAGCAAATGAAGCTGTACGAAGGGACGACGCTCCTGAAAACGTACACCTTCAAGACGTGGGAAGAGCTCATCAACGTCGTCAACACGGCGAACACGTACATCACGGCGGCGAAAGCGGCAGCCGACACAGACGTCACGGGCAAGGATTTCAAGGCCATCACGAGCACGGCACTCACAGGCGGCAATTCTGGCATCGAGGACATCGCGGCGAAAAACTACATCGCCATGTTGAGCGATCTCGAACAGGAAACGTTCAACTTCCTCACGCTCGACGGCATCTACGACCCGGCGATTCAGACGTCCGTCGCCTCTTGGGTAATCAATATGCGCAAGAACGGCAAGAAGATCATGTGCATCATGGGCGGCAGCGCAGCAGACGACACCTCCGACGACGCGGTACAGAAAGCCATCGAGCGCTCGGCAGGTTTCAACCATGAGGGCATCATCAACGTAGGCGTCGGCGTCGTTCTCGACGGCGTTTCGTATTGCAGCGCAGAGGTCGCGCCTTTTGTCGCCGGCCTCATCGCAGGACAGCGCATGACGGAAAGCACGACCTACGCGGCAACTTCTTTCGACGACGTTACGCGGCGTTGGCGCGGGGGCCGTTCGAGCGAGCAGGAAAAGGCGGTCACGAACGGCGTTTTCCTTTTCGTCTACGACGGGCGCATCGTCAAGGTTCTTATGGGCGTCAACTCGCTCATCACCTTGCGACAGAATCAGAATAACGCTTTCAAAAAGGTTCGTTCTATCCGCACGATGGACGCAATCGACAGCGATATGCAGCAGACGGCAGAGGACAACTACATCGGGAAAATCAACAACACGACGGAGGGCAAGCAGGCACTCGTCGGCGCGTGCAAGCAGTACATGGAAGTGTGCGCACAGGGCGGCATCATCGAGCCGGGGACGTACAACGTATATCTCGACCCGACCTACCACGGCGCGAACGCAACAATCAAGCCAGAGCCCAATCAGGTGTTCCTCAAGTGGGAGGCACAGATTACGGACGTCATCGAACAGATTTTCTCGGATTTCGTCTGCGAGTAAGGGAGGAAGAACACAATGCTGAAATTCAATTTGCAGCGGTTTGCCGGCGCGGGCTTCGACAGCGTGCGGGCCGTCGTCGGCACGTTCGGGTACATCTACAAAGAGGGCAAGTGGCTTAGCCAGTACAACAAATGTCAGGCGTCCGTCGAAATCGGCAAGGCAGAAATCAAACCGGCAGGCGACCGCTGGGTACGTCACAAGGTTATCTCGCTGAAAGGCAGCGGCAGCATCAGCGGCTACAAGGTCACGGACGAACTTCTCGAAGAAGTCTCTGCCGTCGCTCACAACGACAAGCCGAGCATGAGGACGGAGCTCATCGTCACGCTCGACGACCCGGAGGCATGGGGCGCAGAGCGCATCCGCCTTACCAACGTCATGTTCGACAACATCGACCTCGCGAACTGGGAGCACTCGAAGGAAATCGAAGAAGAGTGGAAGTTCACGTTTGAGGGGTTCGAGCTGCTTGACATTATCTCGGAGTAACAGGAAGGAGCACCAATCACAATGGCTAAAGACGACGATCTCGAAATCAACGAGGAAATGGAAGAGGCCGACATCATCACGAAACTTCTTGCGGCAGACCCGGAGCACGTCCCTACGATGGTTGTTCCGTTGAAGCGGCTCGGCATCCCTGTCACGGTCAAGGCGCTTACAGGCAAGCAGGTAGCACGCACCCGCGAGCGCAACACGCAGAGCATCAAGACGAAGAAAGGCCCGGTCGATAAGCTCGATTACGAGAATTTCAACATCGGCCTCATCGTGCAGGCGAGCGTTAAGCCCAACTGGAACGACGCGAAACTCCTTGAAAAATTCCGCGCTTCGAGCGGGACGGAGGTCGTGAAACGTCTTTTGCTTGCAGGAGAAATCAGCCTGCTCGGCGAGGCAGTTCTCGACGTTTCGGGATTCAACATCGACCTTGACGATCTAAAAAACTGATTGCGGGAGGGCGGACGTTCCTCTCCGTCCTCCACGCGCTCAGTATTCGGCGCAACATTACGCCCGGACAGTTCTTTTCCATGTCCGAAATCGAGCAAAGATTTCTTGTATGTTCCGTCATCTTGGAGCTCGAAGCGGACAAGGAAGCAATAGAAAAGGTGGAGGCAAAGAAGAATGGCTGAAAGCAGCGAGTTCTACCGCTTGACCCTCGCCCTCGATATGCAAGACCGGCTAACGGCGAAAATGTCGCGCGTTGACAGCAAGGTAAAGCAGGTTGAGGACAACTTCAAGCGGACAGAAAAAGCCATCGACCGCCTCGGCAATGCGCGAGCAGAGCCGAAAGTCGAGGCCGACACAGCACCGGCAGAGCAAAAGATCAACCGGCTAGAGCAGATGTTCCGCAAGATTGACGCTTTCGTGAGCAAGCCAAAAGTCGATGCGGACGACAAGGCGAGCGGCAAGGCTACGAAGGTTCAGAGCCGCCTGCGGACGCTCACAGAAAAGGCGTGGCAGGTTACTCTCTCGCTGAAGGACAACGTAAGCGGGAAACTTTCGAGCATCAAGAACGGGCTGACAGGCCCGGCGGCGATGTTAGGCATCGGAGCGGCGACAGCAGGCATCGGCGGTTTCGTCGTAGACAGCGCACAAAAGGCGATGGACTTCTCGTACCAGATTTCAAACATCAAGGCGCTCACCAATATGGGCGACACGGAGCTCGAACAGGTACGAAAGAAAGCCCTAGACCTCGGCGCGGCGACGCAGTTTAGCTCGACGGAGGCCGCGCAGGGCATGACGGAGCTCCTAAAGGCAGGCATGAGCGTTGAGCAGGTTATGAACGGCGCGACAGACGCGGCACTCAACCTCGCGGCGGCGGGCGAATTGTCTCTCCCAGAGGCGGCAGAGATTATGAGCACGGCGATGAACGCTTTTCACATGGACGACGCAGCGCACGCGGCGGACATTCTCGCCGGGGCGGCGAACGCTTCAGCGACCGACGTTCACGAACTGAAATACGCATTGTCCGCGGTTTCTTCTGTTGCGGCAGGCGTGGGAATGTCGTTCGACGATACGAACACGGCCCTCGCAGTATTCGCGCAGAATGGCCTTAAGGGCAGCGATGCAGGCACAAGCCTCAAAACGATGTTGATGCGCTTGGAGCCGACGACGAAGGAGCAATACGAGGCATTCCAGAGGCTTGGCCTTATGACGGAAAACGGTACGAGCGCGTTCTACGACGCAGAGGGCCGCATGAAGTCGCTCGCTGAAATCGCCGATCTGTTGAGTACGAGCATGAAAGACCTCAACCCGGAGGAACAGCAGAGCCTACTCAATAGCATGTTCGGCTCGGACGCGATTCGCGGCGGCATGATTATGATTCGAGAGGGCGCGGCAGGCGTCAAGAAGATGCAAGAGGAAATGACGAAGTACACCGCCTCGGACGTTGCCAAAACGAAATGGGAAAACGCGAAAGGAGACGTCGTCCGCTTGCAGTCGGCGTTTCAGAATTTCCAAATCACGGCACTCGCCCCGCTCGAACCAGCCATCGGCAAAGTCGCGAAAGCCCTCACGGATTTCTTCGGGGCAAACGCAGATGGAGCGGCAGAGCAAGTCGGTAAGTTATCTGAGCGCATCAGCAATTTCGTTGACGCGCTCGGCGACGACGACAAGTTCCAAGCTATGGACTGGGGCGACAAAATCGTTTACGTCCTCGACAAAATGATGGACGCTATCGACGAATGGGCGAGCGGTTCAGGAGGTCAGCAGTTCGGGCGCGTCATGACGAAGCTCGCAGAGATAGGCATGAGGGCTTTTCTTGCGGCGCTCGTCGGATTGTTCAAAGGCAGTCTGTCCGCACTCTTTTCTGGTAATTTCGTCGGCGCGGCAGGGCTCGCCCTCGGAGGCGCGATGCTCGGCGGAGGGAAACTTCTCGGAGGCGTCATCAAGGGCGGCTCGGCACTCGGCAAGCTCGCACTCGGAGGCGAGAAAGGCGCGGCGATCTATTCGGACGCGCTCGCACTCGCAAAAGAGAACGGCAGCGGCAGCATCATGTCGCGGCTAGAGGCGGCACGTTTCACGGCAGAGGTAAGCCCAATCGGGCGAGCCATGAAGTGGATAGGCGAAAGCAAGGCGGGCTCGCTTCTCGGTAAGGCAGGCGGAGCGATTGCAAAGCCGCTCGCGATGATAGGAGATGTTTACGATCTCGCGACGTCGGACAACAAAGCCCAGACGGCAGGCGGCATCGCTGGTCATTGGGCAGGCACGGTCGCAGGCGCAAAGATGGGCGCGGCGGCAGGCGGCGCGATTGGCTCGGCGTTCGCAGGCGTAGGAGCGGCACCGGGCGCGGCGATTGGCGGCGTGCTCGGCAGCATTGGAGGCTTTTTCGCCGGCGACAAGCTCGGCGAAATGGTAGGCAACGCTTTCGGAAATATCGACTTCGGAGCAATCAAAGAACGGCTCGCACAGGCGTTCGACTTTTCCGACCTCGGGGCAACCATCAGCGAGGGACTGTCGGAGGCAGGAACGAGCATCGAAGAATTTTTCGATACTCTGCCAGAAAGGGCGGGCTACGCAGCAGGTTACATCGTCCAGACGTTGAGCGATCTTCCGGGGCAAGTCTCGGAATACTTCTCGCAGCTTGTCGAGGACGCGAGCACGTACATAAGCGAGCTCCCCAGCAGGGTAGGCGACTGGTTATCGCAGACGGCAGCGACGGCGAGCGCGATTGCCTCGGAGGTTATTACGGGCGTCGTTCAATGGTTCGAGCAACTTCCGGCGAACGTCAGCGCAAAAATGTCGGAACTTTATTCGACCGTTTCAAACTGGTGCAGTCAGACGATTGCAAGCATTTCAAGCTGGTTCTCGCAGATTCCGGGCATCATCGGAGGGTTCTTTGACAGCGCGATTGCGACGGTCAAGAACAAGGCGGCGTCGGCTTGGAGCTATGTTTCTGGTATCGGAGCGAGGTTCAGCGCTGGATTTGGACAAGGACAGCAGGCAGCAGGCGTACACTTTGCCTACGGCGGTTTCGTAGACAGGGAAACGCTCGCGACCGTCGCAGAGGGCGGCAGGCTCGAAGCGATTATCCCGATGGATCCCGGCAAGCGCGAGCGCGGACTTTCCCTTTGGCAGCAGGCCGGGCAAATGCTCGGCGTTGACAAAGACCTTTTCGCGAATGTCGGACGCGGCGGCGGCTTCGAGCCCGCGCTCGCAGGCGCAGGCGGCGGCACGTTCGGAGGTTCTACGGAGACGCGCACCGGCGACAGCTACAATTTCAACGGCATGAACATCAACATCGGAAACAACATGAGCGAGGAAGATATGGCGCTCGCCATCGGGCGAAGGATTCTCGCGGAAATCAAACAGGGATTCCAAAATAGGGGGTGAGGAAAGATGTTTGGCGGCATAGGCATCACGTCGTACCGCGCAAAGAACGCGCTTCTGGACGGGCTCGCGAAAGGGCAAGGGCTCGGAAAGATTGCAGGCGGGCTTTTGAACGAGGCATTAGGCGGCAGCAATTTCGTCAACACGGTTTCTTGTTTCATCATCGACTCGCAGACGGGCATCGAGCTTCAGCTACCCGTCAACCCCGAAAAGATTACGGTCAAGTGGGGGCGCAAGACGGAGACGGTCAACATACTCAATCTTGGGGAGGTTGACTTTACGACGGGCGACAAGCTGACGGAGGTTTCTTTCGAGAGTTTCTTCCCGCAAGAATATGTCCCGACCTATTGCGTCACGGCGACACCTCCAACCCCGACGAGCGCGGATGCTGTGATGAACGCATGGAAAAGCAGGTTTCAAGAGCCGGTCAAAGGGCTGAAAGAGCCTGTCCAACTCATCATCACAGGCGCACAAGACATCAACATGAACGTTCTTCTGACGAACTACGAATCATACGAGAAAGGCGGCGAGCCGGGCGACATCTATTACAGCGCGACGTTCCGCGAATGGCGCGAGATTTACGTCCGCAAGGAATCAGAGGAAAGCCCAAAAGCTCGGCCTAACCTCAAACCACGCCCGCGCCTCGTCAAGATGCCAGCCGTAGCAGGCGGGATATTCGGGACGCAGGAAGGGCTTTGGAAGATTGCGAAGCAGCATTTTGGCAACGGCGAAAGCTGGGGACAAATTGCGAAGAAGAACGCAGCAGGCGCGGTGAAGGGAATGTTGCGGCTATGATTCACCCCGGCGTATGCAGGTACGATGTTATCTTGCAAGACAAGTATTTCCTCCGCGAGTGCGTTCAGAGCATCGAACTAGAGGACAGGCTAGATGAAATCGCCTATTGTGCGAAGGTGAAGCTCGCTGTCCCAGACGATCAGTTCAAAGGGCTTCCGGCGATCTTGCCCGGCATGGAGATTCGCGTCAGCGGGACGAAGTTCGGCGAGGATAAATACAGCTACATCATTCAGCCGGGCGTCGTCTGGACGGTTGACATCGAGAACAAGGCGCGGCGCAACTGGAATCTCACGATCTACGACCGTCTGATTTATCTTGCCAAAAGCAAGGACGAATATTTATTCGACGAAGGAAGCACCGCGAGCGACCGCATCAAGAAGATTTGCGGCGACTGGAATATTCCCATCAAGGATATTCCAGACACAGGACAGGCACTCGCAAAGGAGGCGAGCCGTGCCGCCCCGATCTGGAGCATCATGAAAAAGAGCCTCACGGAGACAGGAAGCAAAAGCGGCAGATTGTTCACCTTGCGAATGCAGCCTGACGGGCTAGAGGTTTTCGAGATAGGGACGAACGACGATCCTTGGGTTTTCGAGTTCCAGTCAAACCTACGGAGCGTGTCGCAAAAGCAGACGCTCGACGGCGCGTGTACGAAGGTCAAGGTACTCGGCAAGCAGAGCAAGGACGAACTAAGCCCGGTAGTCTCGGAGACATCTGCCGACACGGATAAGTACGGCACGATACAGGACATCTTGCAAGACGAAAAGGCCATCGACGCAGGCACGGCGAGCGAAAAGGCGAACCAAATGCTAGGCGGGATTCAGGAGACCGTTCGCGTCGAAGCGGTTGACATCAACACGATTCGCAAGGGCGACAAAGTCATCGTCGAAGGGTGGCCGGACGGGCTTTACGTTATCAGCGTTCGGCGCGAGCTCGGCAGCCCCGGCAAGATGCAGATGGAGCTCGCGTCGAAGGAGTACATACGAAGGAGGTATTTCCGTGAAAGATAATCCATTCAAAGAAGCGGTTGCCGCCCTCGACGAACGTATGCAGGCGCGAGCCTCGGGCGCGATCTCAAAGCAGTGGAGTCAACACGAACTAGGAACGATTGTAGCAGGCATGGGCTTGAAACTCGACAATTTCGGGCCCGTGATTCACGGCTACATGGTAAACAGGATTCTCACCGACGGCGAGCCATACGTCACGAACACGGAAACGGTCAGCGGCGGCAGCGGCCTCGCAGAGTACGCGCCACACAGCCACCCCGTTATCACCCCGGCAACGCAGCTCCCACTACACGTCGGCGACAGGGTTCTCGTCGCACCGGTCGACAACGGGCAGAATTTTGTCGTTGAGTGCGTCGTCGTTCCGGGGCCGGGGGGTGCGTAAGCCATGCCAGATTTATTCCCCACGACGGGCGTAGAGGCGGCAGATTACGACCCCGGAGCAAACGGCGACACGACGACCTACGGCACGACGGTTCAATTCGACTTTGAAAAGCACGAATTTATTTTGTCCCCGACGGGCAAGATGAAGCAGACGGACGGTTCGGACGCTTGGGGCGAGTGGTGCGTCAAAGCACTTTGCACGGAGCGTTTCGAGTATCTTGTCTATTCGAGCGACTACGGCGAGGAACTTGACACGCTCCTTGGGCAGAGCCGCCCGCATGCCGTCATCGAATCGGAGATACGGCGCATGGTGAAAGAATGTTTGATGTGCGACCCGCGCACGGCGAGCGTAGACGAATTTTCTTTCACATGGATAACAGACGGCGTTATGTTCTCCTGCCGCGTCACGAACACGCTCGGCGAGGCCATGACGATTACAAGAACGGTGGTGAGATAGAGTGAGCAACACAGAGCCGAATTACCTCAACACAGAGGACACGACGGAGGAAGTCATACGCTCGCGCCTTTTGTCTCACGTCAGCGATGGCGTAGACAAGAGCGAGGGTTCTTACGTATGGGACGCGCACGCGCCAGTCGCTATCGAGCTCGTATTCGTCCGAATGGCCTTGCAAAAAATTTTGGAGCTAGGGTTCGCGCAGACGACCGATCTTGAACACCTCATCATGCGAGCGGCAGAGCACGGCGTTTACCAAAAGAGCGCGACGAAAGCGACCGGCACCGTCACGGTCACAGGCAAGCCGGGCGCGATTGTTCCGGCAGGAATCAAGCTCGCGACAGAGGCGGATGCCGACCTCGGCATCGAGAGTATCTATTTCGTCACGACGGAGGCAGCGACGATTCCAGCGAGCGGCAGCATCGACGTACCTATCGAGGCCGTCGAAGGAGGCACGGCAGGAAACGTCGCGGCAGGTAGTATCGTCGTTCTTGCGCAGAGCCGCAACAGCATCACGAGCATCACCAACGCGCAAGCGACAACAGGAGGGACAGACGATGAAAGCCTTGAATCGTTACGTTCTCGCTATCTTGAAAAGGTTCGCAATCCCGGCACGTCTGGCAACAAGGCCGACTATGAGCAATGGGCGACCTCCGTAGACGGTGTAGGAGAGGCGCACGTCATGTCGCTGTGGGCGGGCGAGGGGACGGTCAAAGTCATCATCATTGACGAAAACAAAGAGCCCGCGAACGCAGAGCTCGTCGCGGCCGTCCAAAAGTTTCTTTCAGTAGACGCAGGCAGCGGCGACCGGCAAGCCCCAATCGGCGCGACGGTTACGGTCGTACCGGCTACGACGGTTCCAATCAACGTAGAGGCGACGGTCGTACTCGAAGAAGGAACGGCACTCGCGAGCGTTCAGGAAGCGTTCGAGAAAGACCTCGCGGCGTACCTCAAACGTCTTGCGTTCAAGGTCGGGACGATTCGCTACTCGCGCATCTGCTCGACGCTTCTGGACGAAGCAGGCGTCGTCGATTACAACCAAATCACCATCAACGGCAAAGAGGCGAATGTCGAGCTCAAGGACGACGAAGTCGCGCTCGAAGGGACGGTGACGCTCCATGTCGGCTAATCTGACACGATACGAAGAAATGATGTCATTCCTCCCGTGGTACTACCGCGACAGCGCGATCATGAATGGCATCATCAAAGGCGACGCAGAGGAAATCGAGGCCATACGAGAGGCAGCCTTGCACGTCTTGAAGCAGTATTTTGTCGATACGGCGACGGAGGACGGCGTCAAGCTGTGGGAGGAAGAATTAGGGCTCACACCGGCAGACGGAGCGAGCCTAGAGCTACGCAAGGCGCAAATCAAGGCAAAGCTCCAGCGGCCTGCCGTCATGACACCGAAACAGATTCAGAGCATCGTCAACCTTTTCACCGCGAGCGGCGGGGCGAAGGTTCACGAAGTTCCGAAAACGTATCATTTCAACGTCGAAATCCCGTTCGGCGATCTCCTTTGGAAAGACGAAATGAAGGAGGCGCTAGAGGACGCAAAGCCCGCACACCTCGGCTACGACATCATTTACACGCTTTTCGACTTGAAGGACGACGCGCTCGACGGGCTAGACATTCGAGGCGACGATCTCAACGCATTTGTTTCAGCAGGTATGCGAGACGTCGTCCCATACGGAAACGTTCTGACCTATCCGAAAGCAGACGGCACATATAAGGCCGGTGGAATGTTCAGCGCGGACGGCACATGGAAAGCCGACGGCGAACACAGGGTAGGAGACATCATCAAGCCGGGCGCGTTGAAGCTGCAGGAAGGAATCGACTGGCAGTTTATTCCAGACGGCAGAGCGACGGCAGACGGAGCATATACCGCCTGCGGCGATCTCAAAGCAAACGGCGAGCGGCCTTGGATTCTACAGTACAACAGCTTCATGGACACCTTCTCGGCGATCATCATCACGATGAAACGTCCAGACGGGACGACGGAGCTAGAGGACGACGTCGCAGCCGTTCTCACGGCGGGCGAGGGTATCAAGGCAAACGGCGAGGCGCGAGCGGGTAAGACGACGCTCCCAATCGACAACAGCGGACGGCTCACCATCGAGCGGGCGCACAAAGCCGACGGCAAGCTGAAAGCCGACGGAGGCGACATCAACCTCACGAACGGCAGCATACTTGCGGACGGCAGCTTTAAGGCCGACGGCGGCGGGAATCACGCGAGGTACGAGCTATATGTTGACGATCTCGAAGGGAAATTCTCTCTCGTCAAGCCGAAAAAGCACACCCCGCTCGCATGGACGATGCCTGAACTATTCGATGAAACGACCGTTGACGACGGCGAGGAAAGCGCGACGGCAGAGCTCAACACGTTCGATGACGACGCGAGCAAGGCAGGCGCACCGTTCACCGCGAGTGGCCTTGTCAAAGCCGACGGAGGCGCGAGTGCGAGCGCGGGCAACCTTCTGCCATTCGACACCGGCGGCGTGCTCACGATTATTCGCGTACTTACGGCGAACGGCACGCGCAAGGCGGACGGCGGGCTCGGAGGCGTGCCGACGCTCGACGGCAGATTGAAAGCGGACGGCAAGACGACCGCGAAAGGGGGTGAAACGATTGGTGCTAGAAGACATTACGAGACCTTGTAAGGGCGAGTTTTCCATCACGATCTACCGCGACGGAAAGCCCATCAAGACGATCTCCGATCATAACCTCGTCGTGGAGCGCGGGCGCGTCCGGCTCGCAGAGCTCGCGGCAGGGAAAAGCACCGCCTACATCACTCAGATTGGCGTAGGCGAGGGGGCGACGACGGAGGCAGACGACGACACGGAGCTCACGAATCAGGCACTTTTCCCAATCGACAAGGCGAGCGTAGACGGCAGGGACGCACGTTTCGACTTCACGATTGACAACACGCAGGGCAACGGCCTGAAGATTCATGAGTTCGGGTTATTCTGCGCTGACGGGGCTATGTTCAGCCACCGCGTAAGGAAAGGCGTCATCGAAAAGGCGGACGATATTCAGATTCGCGGGTACTGGATTATTCATTTCTAACAAGACGAAGGAGGAAGCAAGATGGCAGTCAATACGAACGACTATGTCGGCATTGGCGCGAGCTCGGACGGCGACAGCGGCACGCGGCACACCATCAACCATGTCCCAGAAACTTCAGACTGGGAGGAAGAAATTTACCAGATTGAGCAGGGCGACTACCTGCTCGGCGGCAGGAACGGCGTGCTCAACCTGCCGGCGACGCAGCTTGCCAATCGCACGAAGTATCTCAAGACCGTCCACGACAAATTGCAGGCGGCAGTCGAGGCGAGCCAATCCGGCACAAGTCAGTACGAGGAAATCATCAAGAAAATCGACAGCCTCGACAGCAACAGCGAGAACAACCGTATCAACCATTTGGAGCGACTTGTTGCCAACGCATATCTCGCGTTTGAAATGGCAAAAATCGACCCCGACGGTTACGACGGTATGCTCGTTGAGACGTTCGACGACGGCGCACCTGAGACAGATCAGAACGTCACGACGGTTACGTCCGTCGTCAGCGGCGACGACAGCGTAGACGTGGAGGACGCGAGCGGACTTCTTATCGGCGCTCATTACCAGTTGACGGACGGCGGCGAGCACCTAGAGGAAGTTCAGGTCAAGTCGATTGCAGTCAGCGGGAAAATCAACAGGGTGAAACTTTTCAGCCCGGTCAAGAATCAGTACACGGACGGCAGGGCAAAACTTTACCGCTCGTCCGTCGCGATCTACAACGGCAGAG